AGAAGACCACTTAAACCAAGGCCACCGGTAAGTAATCCTGCTGTTCCTGAAATTAAACTACCAATACCACTGGTAACTGATCCTACTGCTCCTGTTACAAGCCCCCCGGCTGAGGTAAGAACAGATTTTAATGGTCCTTTAGATATAACATTTTTAACCACATCAGGAAGATATGAAGAAATAGTATTTTTTATTTTATCAATAATTCCGTTAGATGATCCTTTATTAAGACAATCACATAAATCTTTAATAGAATCCTTAGAAATAACAACACCATCTTCTGTGATAGCAATACGAATAGAATCCATGGAATCAAAAAAAGCATCTTCTTTTTCTTGTTTATCAAGACGTTCTTCTTTATCATCCATTGAATCAATTTGATCTTGTTGCCAGGAAAGACCAAGACCATTCCGAATATCATTAAGAGTTTCGTATACTTTATTGTCTTTTACTGGTTGAACACATTTATCATCACATTCTATTAATTCACCGGTTTTGCCATCAATAAGTTCTTCTTTACATGGAAGGCATTTTTCCATTCGATCATCAAGATTTATTATAGCATTAAAAGTATCTCCAATATATCCAGCAATATCTTTAAAAATATCAAGTTGTTTTAGTTCTTTTGGAGTATACGTATCAATATTAATCGGAATTGTAGTAATACCATTAGTAAATAATGTATACATATTATCAAGATCATAAAGAATTTCCTTTAATGCATTATTCATAGCACCAAAAATATCTTTTCCATCAAATTTTGTGCCACTGTATTCTTTGATGGTAGCAATTAATTCTCTATGACGAACTTCTTCAATATGTTCTTCTCTGAATAATTCAGTAAACATATTAAACCATTTATTTGTAACAACTTTCTTCATATTTTTAAATATACTACCGCCAATTTTTCGTAACATATTATCCATATTAAATTTCTTAAAAATTGGTGTTTTAGCTAATGCAAAAAGCGGTTTTGCCATCATTCGAGGAAGCCGGTCTCTATTTTCAGAAACAAATCGTAATACATTATATATTTTTTTAAATAATTCAGCACGAGCTAATTCTGCTGTATCTTCTTGCTGTTTTCTTAAAATTTCATTAGTTTGTTCACTAAGATCTTCTTGTACTTTTTTCTCCTTTTTAAATTGTTCATCTTCTCTTTTTATGTCTTCTTTTTCTTTAAATTTTTCCTGATCTTTATAAAATTTTTCTTCTGTTTTCTTTGCTCCTCTAAAAATTCCTTTATTAGCAAGAAGAGAAATACTATCAAATACACCTGTATATACAGATTCTTCAATAGTTTCTGATGCTAAATCAAAAAATGTATCATAATCAAAAGTAGAAGAAGAAAATGGACCTTCACCGGATGTTCCACTATCATACCTACCGGCTTTTTTAGTAATACGTTGGACATTTCTGGCCTGAACACTTAATTCTCTACCAGTAATAAGAGAAGTTTTCTGATTATCTATAGTGTTTAGTTTTTTACCAACAAGAGGAGTTTTTTCTTCTTGTGGTTCTACTTCTTCTGATTTTTTTGATGTCAATGCATTAGGTATTAATAATGGACTTTTTTTAATAATGGTAGCTAATGGTGATTGTCTCTTTTTAGAAAAGAAGCCGGTTTTTGTTTTATCAAAAGTTCCAGTATCTTTAGTAAAAGTAAACTTTCTCATATTCTTTTCAAATTCACCCATTTCATGATCTCGGATCTTTCTTCTTTCAATTGATCGTTGAATATTAAAATCACGTTCATCTTTTAAAAGTTGCATTCGTCTCTGTTCTTCCTGACGTTTAGCTTCTTTTCTTTGCCGCATAACATCACCAATAACACTACCAATAAAGGCCGGTACCAAAGAATCACCAAAAACAGAACTAATAATACCTGCTATATCAGGTAAATTATTTGAAATAGCACGAGCAAGATACCGAGTATTGGTAAGTTTTGTTTTTCTTACTAAATTAGCGGCATCAGTAGTTTCTTTAATAATACCTGCAAGCTCTTTCTTTTCTTCTTTAGAAAGAGCTTTAGTGGTCTTTACGATCTGTTTGTATGTTTTGATCGTTTTAAGAATTTCAGTTGCTTCTGCTTTAGTTCTGGCTTCATATACATCATTGTTTATTTGACTAATTTTTGATATATACTCTTGGTATCCTTCAGATAATCTTTTACCAGTACGAGTTAGACGCAATTCGGCATCTGCTGTCATTTTAACTACATTAGATTCAATAACAGCTAATCGCTTTTCATAACTTTTAGACAGTTGTTTAGTGATGTTTTTTATACTCTTTTCAACATCCCTATTAATCTGACTTATTTCTGCTTCAGTTTTTATAACACCAAGCGTAGTGGTAGTAACTTCACCGGTTGCTTGTGACCCTCTTGCTGGTTTTGACATATCTTATCCTATTCGGTTTGTCTTTCTCATAATATGTTTATAATTATTGCCTTCGTTTTCTTTTAGCTTCTTCTTTCAATCTTTTTTGAATAAGAGCTACATGAATTTCTCTCTCAAAAGGTATCATTGAATCAAGTTCACTTAAAGAAAAATGATAATCAATTATTAAAATAGAATTCATTTCATAATATGAGTAAATGCTATCATGAGAAAGACTTATTAAAAAAAATCTGCAATTCCTTCAAAAGTATATTCATCTTCCTTACCACATTTAGGGCAGGTATATTTTATAGTATGACTCAACATAGGCATTTTATCAAAGAAATTTTTCTTTATTTCTATAAAATCTTTACTTGAAATACTATCAATAAATTCTTCAATCTCTTCTCTTGGAATATCATTAGCAGAATATACATTGTCGGCATCAAATATAGAATCAACAAGTTCAATTATAAATTCAAAATCATCAGTCTTATCATTATCCTCAATCATTTTCATAGTATCTATAGTAGGATATTTGAATTTTATACCAATACCATTTTTCTTATCTAAAATAAACGTATTATTATGATCTTTTGGAAATTTTACTTTTATTTTTGAAATATCAATTTGAATTGGAATAACTCCAGGACACTGTTTTTTATTACCATCTTCATCATTATGTACTTCCTGGCATCGCATTTCAAGTTCTACCATTTCTCCTACAGATTTACTTCGTAATTGTAAGAAAATATATTCTATATCAAATACAGCAAGACTGTCTGAATCAAGTTTTCCAAATGTACATGCATTAATAATATCTTTCATTCCTTGTACCATAGAATCTGTATCTTTTGCTTCTTTAATAAGCATAAGTATTTTTTCTTCTTTCATACAAAAAGGACGGTATTTTGTCTTTTTCTTTGTTGAAGGTACATTAAGAAAAAATGTTGGGGTATCTAATTTAGGTAACATAATTTTATCTCCTTTTTATTTTTGGATTTACCTTAGTTATTGCGAACTCACAACTTCAAATGAATGATAGGCCCAATTTATAGTAATTTCTGCCGGAACAGTGCCTTCATAAGACATTTCAAGTTCAGAAATACCTATTGGGTATACTTCATACAAATCAATAGTTGCTGTTATTTTTTCTTGCAAATCATAAATATTGATTCGCATTTCTCCTGTTATATCTCCATAATAAGCCATTCTAAAACTATCACCACCACCTATTTTTTTGATCCAATCATTAATAATTTCTACTTCTTTTATGTATTTAGTTGTATAAAATGAAGTTGACACATCATCAAATATTTCTTCATTAGGAATCTTTCTAATTGGACCAATAACAGAATGATCAAATGATCCGATATTATGTCCAGGAACATTGCATCTATTACAATTAAATAATACAAACCTTGGAATGTCTACAGGACCATTTATTATTACTTCATATCTATTTGGTGTGAGTAATGGATTATTATTTATATTGGCTACTATGGTATCTATATTAAATTTTCCTGGCATTTTTCTCTTATACGCCTCTTGATATTTTTAAACTATCTGCCCATACCTGAGTAATTGGAGCTTTCTTAAATTTAGCCACCGGCAACATGATAGCCTTTGGCCAGTCAGTAAATGGTATTGGTCTTACTGCTGTTGTGGTATGCGTCATTAAGTATCTTTTGAAACACGGCTTAAATAACCGGTATTTTGCCGCACTGGAAATCATAGCATAATTCAGTTTAATACGAGTTTTATCATCCAATCGAGTATCACTCATGTGTTCTAATAGTCGAGTGATAAGAATTTCTCTGTGTTTTGGTGGTAAATAATGTAAATTTAATCCATGCCATCCATCATCCAGCCCACGGACCATTAAAATTAATGGAAAAATATCATAATATGGAAGTGTTTCTTTTGTCTTTGGATTGTATCCATAAAAAAACATCCTGCCTATATCAATTGGTTGCGGCAATCGAATAGGTTTTTGTTTTCTTGAATACCATCGAAGTTTTAATTTATCCGGGATAATGTTAGATATAGACCATGGATTTCCAAGTATATCTTTAATTTGATCTTTAAACCAAATACGGGCATCACGAACTGCATCTGGTTGATGTATTTTACCAATAGCGTCATCAACATCAGTAATAGATAAATCACGTTCAAGTTCTTTTGCCAAACGTCTTAATTGTTTAGCATGTTTTTTAGGATCATCACTCCATTGAACTTTACTAATATATCGTTGTATCAGTTCATCTTTTGTCTGTGCATTTAATTCACCTTGATATTTTCTTGGTTTTATAGACATTATTTTTTACCTTTCACATTAATAGCTTTTTTTGATATTACCCTATTTTTTTAATACTGCCCTATTTTTTAATACTGCTTTTCTTTTTGGGACTTGATTTTAAAGTTGGTATACTTTTTCTAATAACTTTTAATCCCAATTGATGTAAAGCATTTTCATCCATTACCCGGAATACCCATCCTTTTTGATCACAAAATATTCTTGCCGCTTTCCATTTTGATTGATTTGTTTTGTATGTTTGTTCAGCAATAATAAAATTTCTTGTTCGTCTTTTTCCTACTGGTGGACTACATTCTACAGCCGGTTTTATTTCAATAAGATATTCTTTACCATTAGCCATTTTTATAAAAAAATCAGGATAGTATTTTCTATATTTTCTTGTACCAATATCATAATATGGAATAGCAATTGGCTCTATTGACCACATAATAATCCTATCATTTGAATCACACCATTTACAAAACATTCTCTCCCATGAAGACCGGTAATGAATATTATTAAGATCTCCTACATATTTATCAGGATTTTGTGCTTTATAATTACCTGATAAAGCCTTTCTTTTTTTCAAACTATTCTCCCGTGTATAAATAATGATATAAAAAGTAGTATAATACTATCATTAGAACACTATCATTAGAAAACTATCATTAGAAAACTATCAGTAGAAAACTATTAATAGTATACTAATATTTATATAAAATTCAGGAGAGATAAAATGTCAGTAGCAGGTTTAATGAATAAACAAAAATATGGGGGAAATATATATCGTTTAGGCGATCTTATGACTAATGCTCCATTTACTGTCCTTAATAGTGAAAATGGTACTGTTGTTCAGTTACCATTACCCATAAATCTCAGTTCAAGTATGAATGCAGACTGGCAACAAGAAAATGTTAGTATTCCAAGATTCCAATTAATGCATAATAAAGAAGCAATCAATAATACTGATATTCCAAAAAGTTTTAAAGATTTTTGGCAATTGACAAAAGGTGTGGCCAATAGTGTAGTATCAGCAGGTAAAAATTTTATGTCAGACGATATTCAAGCTATTAGAGCCAGAACAAAATCAAGAAGTAAATTAGGTGGCCTTAAAACAGCATTAAATCCAAGAATGGAAATGTTATTTAATGGTATGCAATTTAAAAGTTATACATTTGATTTTTCTCTTGTTCCAAAATCAAAAAAAGATTCTAATGATATTCAAAAAGCTATTGAAGAGATTCAACGAGCATCGGTTCCTTCTCTTTTAGGAGAGAAAATGTTCATGCAATACCCTGAAACCTGGTTTATTAAATTTATGGCAGGAGAAAGTGACGGTAATAAATACCTTATGAAAATTAATGAATGTTGTTGTACAGGTGTAACTGTAAATTATACTCCTCATGGAGAATCATATAATATTCATGAAGAAAATGCTCCAATAGCAATAGAACTTACTCTTGATTTTACAGAAATTTTTATTCCTACAAAAGAAACAATAGACGAAGGATTTAGCGGATAATGCCTACCAATTTTTATCAATACGAATTATTCGGAGAAAAAAGTAGATTCTTTTTCAATAAATTTCCATACATTGATTATGATATTCTTGGTGATGGAAAAAAACAAAAGATAAGGAATTTTCTTAAACGATTTGACTTTCGAGAAAAAATACGTGGATATGGTTCTATTTACACTAAATGGGTGCTTAGAGATGAAGATACCCCGGAAGTAATTGCACATAAATTGTATAATAGTACCCATTATTATTGGATTGTGCTCATGATAAACAAAATTCATGATCCATTTTTTAATTTTCCTCTTTCCGAAAATGAACTAATTGAATACGTAGACAAAAAATACGGACCAGAAAATAGACATGCTATCCACCATTATGAAACAATATATAGTGCTGAATTAAGTGCTCCACCTGCCGGTATTATAGTTGATAAATATTATCCTCATGCAAAAAAAGATGTAGATAATATTGAATATGAAGCAAAGAAAAATGATGAAAAACGACATATTTTATTACTTGAGCCCCAATATCTTGAACAGGTACTCATGGAATTTGACACGATAATGGAATCAGATTTTACCAGAGTAAAATAAGGAAAATATATGGCATCAAGAGATAGAAGGGGTAGTTTTGCCCCTGGAACATATAATATCAAAAAAATCTATATTCGAGATCATGACATAGATATTAGGTTTAAATTTATTGAAATTAATATCTATGAATCTATCTTTCAACCATGTATGACTGCTGATATAACTCTTCTTGATGCGGATAATATTTTAGCAAATCTTCCTATTGTAGAAGGTGACATTGTTGAAATACATTTTACATTTAATGATAATGATAAAATCCAACAAAAAATATATAGTGAATCAAACGGTGATGTAATTTGTATTATGGAAGTTATTAAAATTACATCACGATTAAAAATGGTTAATCAAGATATTCAATCATACAATTTACATCTTTCTTCTCCTGGATGGTCAAATAACATGAGAACCAGAATTTCTCGTGGATATACAAAGAAAAAATACTCAGACATAGTTCAAGAGATATTCACTGATAAATTTTTAACAGAAGGTGCTCTTGGATTAAAAGGTAATTATAGTGAATTTACTATGAAAGATACCAAAAAATTAAATATTGAAGAAACTCATGGTAGTTATTCGTGTGTTATTCCACGATGGAAACCTATTCAATGTTTCAATTGGTTTGCTGGCCGGTCTCAATCAGGAAAAAATAAGAATGCAGTAAATTATTATTTCTTTGAAAACAAAGATAACTATAATTTTGTATCTATTGACTCTTTACTTAAAAGTGAGCCTACAGATACATATTATGTTAAATTACAAAATACCAAAAAAGAAGATAAACGAAATTATTTCAATATTTTTCAATACGTGTATGAAGATACCGGTGATATACTAATAAATGCATCTTCTGGTACATTTGGTAGCCGGTTAATTGTTCATAATATGGTATCAAAAGAGGTTGATGATCATTTTCCACAAGGAACATGGTCTCTCAATTACAATATACATGGATACCCGGCAAATCAAGACGAATTTGGGACAATAGGTGTTGACCGATTTGGATACTTACCAGAATTCAATAAAACCGCTCATACAGATAAAGTTCCTTTAATACCAGAAGAAGTAGCAGAAACTCTTTCTGAAAATCCCGGTAATACTCGTTTAATGGTACATTCTATTCATCGGTTTAAGCATAATGGCGAAAAAACTAATCACCCGGAACAGTGGATGCGTCAACGAATAATGCAAAAACCTCAAACAAAATATATTCGTCTTACCATATCTACTCTTGGAAATTTTAATAGAAAAGCAGGAGAAATGATAAACATTGATCTTCCGTCTCCTGAAGAACAAAAAGGAAAATTAGATGCAAGACTTAAAGGAAAATATCTTGTGACATCAATACGACATATATTTAAACCAACAAGATATGATGTAATTATGGAATGCATGAAAGACTCATTCGCAAGCTAAATTGGACAAACTGGAACAATAAATGTTCGATACAAAATCAACACATAGATTAGGTAATGATGGGTTTTACTGGTTCATTGGTGTCATTGAAGATATAAATGACCCTCTTCAACTTGGCCGGATGCGTATTCGTATTCTTGGGGACCATACTCAGTCAAAAACACTGATACCGACTAACTCATTACCTTGGGCATATCCAGTTAATGATGTCCATTCAGCATCTATGCAGGGTATGGGTAAATCCCCTACCGGTATGTTTACAAAAGGTTCATGGGTATTTGGATTTTATTGGGATGGAATGGACAAACAACAGCCAGTTGTTATGGGGTCTCTTGGCGGCATTCCAGAAGCAATTCCATGGACCCCATCAAAAGTAGATGAAGAAGGAGATAATCTTGAGGTAGATGATCAGGGAAATACCGGATTTCAAGATCCTGATATGAAATTTCCAATGGGTCATGCTATTTTTGAACAAGATACGAACAGACTTGCCAGAAATGCTCCAAAAGATCATGCAATAGAAATTCCTGAATCTCTTGTTCCACCGCAAGAAAAAATGATAAAAGGTGGGAATTGTCCTAAAAAGCCGGTA